TTCACTATCTAAAATATTTGCAGAAGATTTAATACAAGAAAAGCGTTTCGGCAATATGACCTTTAACCAAGTTCAAGACGCATTTAGACAGGGAGTAAGATTTGGAAAGGATGAACCCTTTTTAAATATCAGAACATTCTATAAGTGGGTGTACGCTCAAAAGAAGTTAGTAGACAATGCCTACTATGAAGTTCACACTTTAGGAAAGCCAAAAGGAAAGACCTTATGGTATCAAGAACCAATAAAATTATTAAAATGAAATTAACAGATTATGAATTAGAAGATGTAAAGTCTTGGGATTACCCTGATTTTTGTGATGCTTTTATAAGTTACGCAGAAGATGAAAATGGAAAAGAACTTACTGAAGAACAGATACAGAAATGGACAGAAAACAATGAAGATGTTTTTTATGAAATGATATTAGATTTTTTAAGATGAAGATATTAACAATCGTGTGGGGAATAATAATTTTACTTTGTATTTTAGAAGCTTATTTTTGTTCTAAGTTTGAAAATGAAATTTGAACGAAAATCACATAGAGAAAGACAGAACAAAGCCTTAAAACAGTTTTGCAATCATTTTGATTTGACTTATGGTTCACATCAGGAATATGCTCACATTGACGCAGTTCTTTATAATAAAGGAAAAATAACAGGATTTGCTGAAGTAAAAGGAGTTCATAAAAATATAGAGGACGGACAAGATGTTATTGTAGCAATGCGTAAAATTGTAAGAGCTCAACAACTTCAAGTCAATAGTGGGAAACCTGTAGCGATTATATGGGCTTTCAATAATGCTATTGTCTATGAAAGAATAAACAACTTGAAAGGTATCTTTTATTATGGAGGTAGAGCAGTCAGAGAAGGAAGCACCTTTGACCAAGAACAACTCGTTAAAGTATTAATTAAAAACTTAATAAGAATTGAAGAAGACAGTCAGTAAATTAAAAAAGGAACTTGACAAGTGGTTCAGTCTTTACATAAGGCTTAGAGAAGCTAACGAATACGGAATGTGCCAATGCTTCACTTGTGGAATAGTAAGACACTACAAAGAAGGTATGCAAAACGGACACTTCCAAAGCAGGAAACATTTATCTACAAGATTTGATGAGGAAAATTGTCAGGTGCAATGTGTGAAATGTAATGTTTATGCTTGGGGAGAACAGTACAAATTTTCGTTAGCTTTAGAGGGAAAGTATGGAGAGGGTAAAGCTGAAGAATTACAATACTTAGCTAGAACAACTGTAAAGATAAGTCGTGTTGAATATGAAGAAAAGATAAGTTATTACAAATCACTTGTTGATAAGTTAAAAAAAGAAAGAGGAATTGAGTAAACTTTTTTATTAAGTTTGGCGTATGATAGAACCGATATACGCAAGTGCTGAACACAAGAACATAATTGAAACTTATATATCTATGTGTACTGAGTTTGCAAAAGATGTAAGTTCAAAATCAAGATACAATAATTATTTAGATGTAGTAGATACTATCTTGGAATACCACAACAATTATGGCAAAGGAGTTAGAGAAAATAATTGGTACGATTGGATGATGGTAATACCTATAAACCTTTCAGTAGCTACAAATGGTTTCTTTGCAGGGCTTGAAACTAAAACAAACGCTCCTACACTTAGAGCTTATAAAACTGTATTAGATGAAATGGTTTTTGATGTAGTAGATAAGATAGACACTTTAGAACAAATAAATGACTGATATATATGCAGAAATATCTAAGCTAAGTTCTTTCTTTAGAAATATGTGTTATGGTATAACGCAAGATGAAGAAGCTATTAATGACGCTTGTCAAGAAATGTTCTTGTATTTCCTACAGATGAACCCTGAAACATTAAAAAACATTTACGATAAAGATGGTATCAAAGGAATTAAAGGTTACGGTGCAGTAGTATTAAGAAGAAGTTTGACAAGTGTTAGAAGTCCTTTTTATTATAAGTATAAGAAGTACTACACAAATTTAGTAGGAGTATATATGACAAGCTCTAGTCAGAACGCTTTTCATAAAAGTATCTACAACTTGCCTGAAGAAATAGAAGATAATTACAAATGGGAAAGGCTTGAAGAAATAGACCAAGTATTAGATAAACAAACGTGGTACGATAAAAAGATATTTGAGCTTTATTACTCAGGCGAAACTTTAGATAGTCTTGCAAAGAAAACAGGAATAAGTAGAAATAGTCTTTTTACTACAATAGATAAAGTAAGAGATATACTTAAAAAGGAATTGAATGAAAATAACTAACGAATGTAATATGGAGTTAATGTCAAGATATGAAGACAATCATTTTGACTTGGCAATAGTTGACCCTCCTTATGGGATTAATGCAGATGTAGAACAAAATAAACAAAGTGAAAGCAATAGAATATCAAATGGTGGTAAATGGAAAAAATATCATAAAAGTAAATGGGATAGCGAAGTGTCTAGTTTACAATACTTCAAAGAACTTGAAAGGGTGAGCAAAAACCAAATTATTTGGGGTGGCAATTATTTTTTTAACTTAAATTTAAGTGGTGTTATAGTTTGGAATAAGTTTAAGAACTTAAAAATGAAAGAAGGTGAATTAGCTAAAACAAGTTTTAACACTTTTAAATTATTTAATATGAGTAGAACGGATGCTTATATAAATAAATGTGATAGTAAAATACACCCTACACAAAAACCTACTCAACTTTACGAATGGCTTTTAATGAATTACGCAAAAGAAGGAGATAAGATTTTAGATACTCACTTAGGTAGTGGTAGTATAGCAATAGCTTGTCATAACTTAGGATATGATTTAACAGCTTGTGAATTAGATAAGGAGTATTTTGAAGCAGCTATGAAAAGATTAAATAATCATACAGCACAATTAAGGATAATATGAATAAGTTCTTTGTTCCTAACGAAGTCTATGAAGATAGAATAACTATCTGTAAGTCTTGTATTTATTATTTTAAACCTACAGGAACTTGTAAGGACTGCGGCTGTTTTATGAAGATTAAAGCAAGACTTGCACCAATGGGATGCAGTCAGAAGAAATGGCAAAAAACAACTGAGATAGAAACACCTGAAAGTTTACCGCAGGAAATAGTTGACGAAATTTTAGATATGTGGAAAGACTTAAAAACAGGTAGAGCAAAAGACCAAGCAGCTAAAAAGAGAATGATTGAAACATATAATACGATATACAATACTAATTACAGTCCTAGAACGAATTGTGGCTCGTGTATATCAACGTGCTTTGATGGAATAAAAAAACTATATAAAGAATATGCTAAGGGCTAAACTTAACTTAAATAACAATGCGGTTATTTTCTTATTTTTTTCTGAACCCTTAGCGTATTTAAAACTTAAACAATAGATATGAAAAGAACTTACAAAACAATTAAGTGGGTATTGAACAGCCACATTAAAAAGAATGTCCGCAGTCTTTGGACTTGGGAAAACGATAACTTTACTTGTATCTTTGAAAACTATGACGGTGATAGCAGAATATATACACCGCACCAACTTTTAAAACTATTAAAAAATGACACAGAATAATAAACTAATTAAAAACATAGAAAATATGCCAACAATAGAAACAGATTATAAATTAACACCTGAACCTAGTTACTACTCAGGAAAGAAGTACGGTTACTCAGCAAGAAAAGTAGTAGAGGACTTTCAACCTGATAGCTATAACATAGGTACTGCAATTAGTTACCTCTTACGTGCAGGTCATAAACCTGACAATCCTATAAAACAAGATATACAGAAAGCAATAAATCATTTACACTTTGAACTAGACAGATTAAGTAAATAAAAAATGACACTATACAGTTGCGAATGTGGTAAAGAAGAAAAAGAAGTTGGCAAAGCTACAATAGTTTTAAGGGATAAGAAGTGGGTATGCAAAGAAGCTCAATGTAGTTGTGGTAAGTATATGGATAGCAAACCAACAGACGGTATGCCTAGTCTTAAAAGAACAGAGCCTACTCTAAGTATGAAACGAGACAAGCTTTGGGAAGGAGCAACAGAAAAGATAAGAAGCAAGACCGAATAAAATAAATTAACAAAAATTCTATTATATACTATGAAACTAAAAATCAACGAATTAAAACCAAACGAAAGCAATCCTAGAATAATCAAGGAAGCTAAATTTAAAAAACTTGTAAAGTCTATTAAGGACTTTCCTGAAATGCTAGAACTAAGACCAATAATAGTTGACGAGAACAATGTCATCTTAGGAGGTAATATGAGATACAAAGCTTGTGTTGCAGCGGGACTTAAAGAAGTGCCTGTTAAAATAGCTAAGGGCTTGACAGAAGAACAGAAAGAAGAATTTATTGTAAAGGATAATGTAGGGTTTGGTGAATGGGATTGGGATATACTTGGCAACCAATGGGATAACGCAAAGCTAGGTGAATGGGGTATGGATGTATGGCAACCTGAAGAAGCTGTAGACTATTCTGTATTAGAAGATTTAGACTTAGGCTCAACTTTACAAGATAAAGAAGCTTCAGTAAAGAGAGCAATACAAATAGAGTTTGAACCTGAGCATTATGACGAAGCTGTATTATTAATAAACACAGCAAG